ACGTTGCTGGCCGCGACGTTCAGCTGGCCGCTGGACGATTGGACGAGGATTCCCAGGACGCTGGCGGCGGTCAGAACCTTGAGGCCCGTCCGACCGAAGGTCGGGGTCTCGTCGGTGTCGGACTGGGCCACGCCAAGGCCCGCGGCCGAGACCGTCATGTCCTCGAGGCGGTAGCTGGTGCGCTGGGGCTGGACGGCGAAGATCCCAGTCCCGGGCCAGGGATTGTCGAGCAGGTCCGCGCCGTCATAGACCATCCAGCGCAGGTCCAGCTGGGAGCGGCGCAGCAGGAACGACGGATCCAGATTGAGGATGTAGCCGCTGGCCCCGTTGCGGACCTTCAGGGTCAGCTTCAGCCGGATGTTCTGGCTTTGGGTGGCCAGGTTGGCGTAGCCGCCGCCGTTGTGCAGGTCCACGGCGTCCTTGACGTCATAGCAATCGGCGAAGACCTCGAGATCCGATTGCCGGAAGGTCCCCCGGATCGGGGTGACCAGGCCGGTCTCGTTGCGGATCCGGATGTTGCGGCCGACGATCCCGACCCCCACCGCGCCGTGAATGACGCCGAAGTTGGTCGACTGGCCCACGCAGCAACCGTCCAGGAAGATGTTGCTGAGGTTGACGCTGGTGATCGTCTGGCTTCCAGGCTCCTGGGTGTAGCCGGCCAGCAGCACGCCCATGTACTTGGAGCCCTTGACCGTGACGTCGGAGATGTTGACGTCATTGGTGTTGCCGCCGTTGGAGACGATGCCTTCGACCGAGAAGCCGATGTCGCAGTCCTCGATGATGACGCCGCTGATCACCACCCGCTGGGGCCCGGCCTGGACCGAGAAGCCCTTGCCGCCGCCGCGCCCGACATCGCCCGGGTCGTCGGGATCGGGGATGAACGAGCCGCCGTGGCGGGCGTGCCGCAGGATGACGTCGCGGACCCAGATGCCTTCGGCCTGGCCGCCGTTGCTGTCCAGGCCCGAGATCGCGATGCAGTTGTCGTTGGTCTGCATGTTGGCGTTGATGACGCCGCCGGTCCAACTGATGTTGTCCTGGCTACGGCCGACCTGGACCGTGCCGCCGACGGCGTTGCCGGCCGCGTGGATGATTTCGCCGAAATTGTAGATGGCGCTGTTTTGCTTGACCAGGACGCAGGAGGTGGGTCCGGCCTTGCTCAGGCAGCGATACTTGCCGGCCGGGATGATCCCCAGCGCCCGGCCGCCCTGGGCCGTGCCGATCATCGAGACGTAGTTGAGGAAGGCCTGCAGGGCCGGTGCGTCATCGGTGGTGTCGTCGCCGCGCGCTCCGAACATCATGGCCGTCGGGGTCGAGGCCAGCTTCATGACCCGATCATTGGCCGTGGTGGCCCACCACACGCCTTCGCCGGCGGGATCGAGATCCGCGCCGACATGGGCGACATAGACCGCCTCGCCCAGACCCGCCAGGGCGTGGCCGTTCACGCGGACGACGTCGACGCCCGCCGGCACGGTCGCCTCGGCGAGCTGCGAGAACAAGGTCACCACCATGGCCCCGGTCAGGCTGATCACGTCGCCGAGCGGGCGCTGCACGGCCTGCAGATGGCCGCCGATCTCCTGGACCAGGGGAATGCCCTCGGATCCGGTGAGGGGCTGGCCGAGCGGAAGTCCGCTGAGTTTGGTCATGGGGGCGGCCTCAGAGCTTGAGCAGGGGCGTCAGGGCGACGTTGATCATGCGGGTTTCGGCGGCGGTGCGGGGCGCGCCGTTGGTCCCGTCGTCGATCGGGCCGCCGGTCTGGGTTTCGTTGCTGGCCAGCTGGACGCCGGCGCCGCCGCCCGCGTAGCTTGACCCCGCGCCGTTCCTGGGCATGCCGGGCAGGGATTGCTTGTGGCCCTGGAAGGCGTCGGCCTGGTAGGAGCCGTTGGCGCGGCCGGCGTCGAGGCCGCGCGACTGGTCCAGACCGCGAACGACCACCCCGCGCAGGTCCAGGAGGGGAATGCGCTTGTGGGCCGCGAAGTCGGCGGCCGCCGATCCGCCCCGCCCGACCGGAGTTCCGCCGGCGTCCTGGATGGGAAGGTCGGCGTCGGCCACCGAATTCCACAGGGCGGCGAACAGGGCGGCGGTGTCGGCGTTGGCGCGTCCCGTCGCGCCCGAGGCCGCGTCGCCGATCGTCGCGCCGTTGGCGATCACCCAGCCGGCCGGCGCGGCGGGGATCACCCGGTACTTCAGGTCGCCCGTCGCGTAGAGGAACGGCGCCAAGGCGGCCCCGAAGGCGTTGATCCCGGCCGTCACCGCGTTGTTGATCAGGGTCGTGATCGCCGTGAAGACCTGGTTGAAGGCGACCTTGGACGGGGCCAGGCCGGCGCCGGTGACGACGTTCAGCAGCTCGGCCTGCACGCCGTTCATGAAGTCGGCGGTCACCTCGGTGGGCATGATCCCCGCGCCGGGCGCGCCGCCGGTGAAATAGCCCGGCGTGCCGGCGGGGTCGGGCGAGGGCATGACGGCGACGGCGTCGTCCGTGTCGATGGCGAACATGAGGGCGCTCCGGTCGCGACCGGGCCAGGCCGGGTCGCTGATGGGGTTCAGGGCAGGAGGAAGACGGTGGTCTCGGCCGGGCGGATCGCCTCGAGCTCGCAGAGCAGGACCGCCGAGGACAGGCCCGACGTGTTGGCCAGGACCCGAACGCCCCAGGCATGGGCCCAGGCGCGCGAGAAGAGCCGTTGGGTGACCCGGTTCACCCCGACGCGAAAGGGCGCGTAGGTCTCGATCTCGATCGTGAACCCCAGCTCGGCGGCGAAGGTGATGTAGCGCGAGGCCGACAGGCCGCCGCCAGCCACCAGGCGGGCCACCACCTGGGCGCGGCGCTGCGGGGCGGTGGCCTCGGGCCCGGCGCAGGGGTCGGGCAGGCCCAGGGAGGCTTCCCATTCCGGCAGCAAGGCGTCGGTGGTCGCGGGAAAGACGTCGACCAGCAGGGCGACGGCGGCCGCGTCGGACCGCTCGAAGCCGCCGGCCAGGCCGGTGATCACCGCGCCCTGGACGCTGCCCGGATCTTCGGACCAGACCCGGCCGCGGGGCAGCAGGCGGCGCAGAACGGCGGCGTAGTCGGCCAGGGCGAAGCGCGCGGTCATACGTAGGTCACCACACCAAGGACCGGCAGATAGCCGGCGTTCGAAACGACGTTGCCCGCCGGGCCCGGGGTGATCGTGCCGTGCGAGGCGTCCAGGTCGACGATCACGAAGCCGGCCGAACCGCTGACGGCGGCGATCGCGCTCTCGATCGCCGAGAGATTGGTCGTGCCGCCGGGCCGGGCGCTGGTCAGCAGGGCGTTCTCGATGGCCCCGTCGATCGCCGCCTTGAGGTCGTCGCTGGGGGCCACAAGACCCGCGATGTCGAAGTCGATGACATTGGGCAGGGGCGCGGCCGCATAGACCAGGGCGGTGACCGACTGCAGGGGGTAGAGGGCGTCGGCCAGGGCCAGCTGATCGCCGGTGGCGGCCGTGTCGCGGGTCTCGCCGGTGGCCACGCCGTCGGTTCCCTGCGGAAAGCCGTCATGGGCGGCCTGGGCGATGTCCATCATGAACAGCACGACCAGGGTTCCGGCCCCCATGCCGCCACGCTGGACCCAGGCGCGGGTGACGCCCGGCTGGGACAGCGACCATTCGACGTAGTCGCTTTCCGACCCCCCCTGGGGCGGGGAGGCATAGGCCTGCAGCATGCGGCTTCGCAGGGCCGGGTCGAGCTCGACGTCGGCGCCGCCCGTGAAGGGGGTCGAGGCCGAGCCCGAGGCCGTGACCCCGGTGATCGCGCCGCCCAGGCTCATGACCACGCCGGCGGGGCCGTTGCCGACCGACCCGGCGATCGAGGCGGTGACATCCAGGGTGACCGAACCGCCGGCGACCTCGCCGTCGGCGTCGACCGTGAAGGTCAGGCCGTCGCCTCGCACGACGAAGGCCCCCGCGGGGACCACGCGCCCGTTCTCGCCGGTGAAGACAGCCTGGCCGACGGCGCGGGTGGCGGGCTTGCGGGTGACGCCCTTCAGCGCCGCCCAGGCCTCGAGCACCTCGTCGAAAGCGGTGAACGGCACGCCCTGGCGAGCGATATAGTCCAGGTACCCGTAATGGCCGGCATTGGCCTCGGCCTGCATCTGGGCCAGGACGCCGAGGTTGGAGAACCGCAGCAGGCCGTCGGAACCGGGGATGCTGGCGGCCATGTCGGCGGCGGCCTGGTTGCGCAGCTCGGTCAGGGTGGGGCGGGCGAACGGCATCAGTCCAGATCCTTCCAGGCCCAGGAGTATTGCAGCGCCTGCACCGTCCCCGTGGCCTGGGTCAGGGTGACGGTGGCGGCCAGGACGCCCGGGCGCAGCCATTGGGTGACGACGTCGACCCGGGCGACGACCTGGTCCTGGATCATCCAGTCCAGGGCCTCGATGATGTCGCCCTGCACCAGCTGCAGGGTCGCTTGGGTCTGCTTGGCGCGCAGGCGCAGCCAGATCTTCGAGCCGATCGGATAGGGCTGGCCCAGGTCGCCCCACCAGCCGCGCGGGTCGCCGGAGCCGTCGGGGATGACATCGTCGGGCCCGGCGAGGCGATCGGTGAACAGGCTGATCAGGACGGCGGTCTGCAGATCGCGCCCCGCCACCAGGCCGGGTGCGAAATCCAGCGGCGTTTCGGTGGTCATGCCGCCATTGCTGTCGTCGCGCAGCAGGTCGTCGTCGCCGGCGTAGAGCGGGTCGCCGTCGGGATTGGCCACGCGCCAGTCGCCGTGGCCCTCGGCCACGTTCCAGAAGGTGGTGATGTCGGGCATGTCAGGCTTTCCAGGGATACGGGCCATGCGAGCGGCGCTCGCATGGCCGGGGCCCGGCCGTCAGGCCGGGTGGTCGGTCGTCGAGGTCTGAGCGGCGCCGATCTGGACGCCGCCATGCTTGTGGGCGTTGTAGGCGGCGGCGAGATCGAGCAGGCTGATCGCCGCGCCCTCGCAATCGGCGATCACGTCGCCCGTCACCCGCACCGCGCCCTCGACGGTCAGGGTGGTGACGTTGCGGATCCGCGCGGGCAGGCCGTGGCCGTCGATCAGCAGGCCGGCGGGCGTGAGCCAGACATAGGCCCCGCGCTCGTCGTAGAGGGCGCTGTCGCCGGCCGCCAGGTCGCGCAGGCGGCTGGGCTGGTGATTGGTGGCGATCGCCACCGACAGGGTGCGTCCGCCGAACAGACGCAGGACCAGGACGTCGGACTTGAGCGGGGGTGAGGAGGCCAGGCCGTAGAGGCCGAGCATCGGGACCTTGTCGACGACCGCCGGCGAACCGTCGGCCCCCGGCCCGGCCTCGGTGACCTGGATCCGCTGGACCGGGCCGGCGTCGTCGACGGCCGAGACGCGACCCAGGCGGATCATGTGCAGCAGGCGGGCCAGCATCATTGCACCTCGGCGTCGGGCAGGCCTGCGCCGGCCGGGATGTCGGCCAGGGCGGGCTGCAGCTGGATGGGCTCGAGCAGGAACGCCTCGCGTGGCATCAGCACCAGGTCGGCCAGGGTGCCGCCGTCGTCGCCGCGCCGATAGGTCACCTCCGACAGCAGCAGATCCCGGGGACCGCCCGGCAGCATCGGCACGTCGACCGGGACCAGGGTGTTGGGCGTCCACAGCGTGCCGCCGCCGTCGCGCCAGCTGTCGACCGTGGCGCTGACGGCCAGGCCGCGACCCGCCGATCGGTTCATCTGCCAGTCGGCCCGCCGGCGGCAGAAGTCGTAGGGGTCGTTGACCGACTCGGCGACCAGGTAGGTCAGGCGGTGGCGGGTGATGTTGGGATCGGCGATGCGATAGAAGAACAGGCCGCCGTCCGAGCCGAAATCGCCCAGGGTGTCGACCGACAGGCCCGAGCAGACATAGTCGCTGAACCGCTGGTCGACGGCGTCCGACACCGACCATTCCTGGACGTTCTGGCCGTAGACCACGCCGCCGCCGGCGCGGGACGATCCAGCCCGGGCCAGCACCAGGCCGCCCTCCTCGTCCTCATAGGCCAGAAGGCCGGCATAGCGCGTGGTGCGCTCGATGATCTCATAGGCGGTCTCGCCGAAGTTCAGGTTGAACTGGGGGATCGGCGGGCCGACGTCGGATCCCGAGCCCAGATAGACCTGGATCCCGTAGGGTTCGGCCAGGCGAGTGGCCAGGCGCAGGGCGTCGGCGGCGACGATCTGGCCCCCCTTCCATTCGGCGCTGCAGTCCACCAGGTCCTGGCACAGGCCCCGGCCGACGGCCCGCAGGGTATGGCTGTCGGCCGATCCGCCCGAGCTCACGCGGTCCAGCCAGCCGGTGATCACCTTGGTCCTGCCGATCAACACCTCGCAGGCGTCGCCGCCCTTGATCGCCACCGCGCCGCCCACCGGTTTGCTGGTGGTCAGCACCAGGTCGAAGCGACTTGGGACGGTCTCGATCCCGCGCGTGATGCTCATCCGGGTCCAGCCCGAGATCGAGCGATCGCCGACCCGCAGGACGACATCGTCGGGAACCGCCTTGCCGGCGGAGACCGCGATCGGGGACACAAAGTCGGTCATGGGAAGGGCCTAGGACGCCAGGGCCCGGAAGGCCGTGGGCATGAACAGCGGGTGGACGGGCACGGCCTGGGTGACCAGCTCGTCGCCGCGCGCGGGATCGCGATAGAGCCGCGTGGCCAGGACCACGGCGGGCAGGGGCGTGGCGAAGGTGAAGTCGCGGGTCGGGGACAGGTCGGCCCCGCGGGCGTTGAGATCGCGCACCACCTCGGTTCGAAGGGTGCGCAGGGCGTTGAAGGTTTCGTCCTCGCCGGTGTCGCCGGCGTGGTCGACCTGGTCGTCGATGAGCCGGACGATCTGGTTGCGGATCGCCAGGGCCTGGTCGTGCGACGCCGGCTGGAATCCGACCGCCACCTGGGCCATGGCCGCGACGGCGGTCCGGCGGAACAGATCGCCGGTCGCGCGGTCGACAGCGGTCTGTTCGCCGCCCGCGAAGACAAAGGCCAGCTGCTCGCCCAGCAGGCGGATGGCGTCGGCCGGGTTGGCGCAGGCGGCCACCAGGGACGCGACCAGGGCCTGGGCCGCCGAGGCCACATCGTCCAGGGTGGTGGTCACGGTCAACTGGGCGATGGTCCGGTCGAAGGCGGCCGCGGCGTCGGCGATCGCCGCGCGCTGATTGGACGCCTCGACCACCAGGTCGGCGATGGTGACATCCTTGGCGTAGGGGCTGGCGAAGCCGGCGGCATAGCCGCTGTTGGCCCCTTCGGAAAACCGGCCGTACGACCCCACCAGGCGGCTGGACAGGCCCATGACCGCCGTGGCGTCCGATCCCAGGGCCTGGATCTTGTCGCCCCACGCCCGGCCCGTGCTGGCCAGGCGATCCTGGGTGGCGCTGGTCTGGCTGATCAGCACGAAGGCCCGGACGAAGTCGGCGGCGATCGCCGCCTTGGCCAGGACGGCGGCCGACAGCAGCTTGGCCCCCGTCGAGACCAGGATCGACGGGTACTTCTGCTTTCCGGCCTCGAGGAAGACGATCTCGATTTCGCTGTAGGTCCCCGCCTCGAGCGGATCGGAGACCGAGGCGCTCTCGACCACGACCGTGAGCAGGCCAAGGGTCGGGTGGGTCAGGGTTCCCGGACCCTTCTTCTCCAGGGCGGCGATCAGCAGCAGGCGCTGCAGGGCGACCGGACCGCCGGCGTAGACGCGGTCGTTGGTGACCAGGAAGCCGTTGAACCGCCAGCGCCGCGCCGCGCGACCCATGTCCTCGGCCCAGGGATCGTCGCGGCCGGGATACTGGTGCAGAGCAATGCGGCGCCCGACCTGGCTGGCGCTGGAGCGCACCGCGAACGGCACGCCCCGGAAGCTGGCGGGCAACAGGCCGTTTTGGAACAGGGCCATGGGGCCTCCGAACGGGGTCTGGAGAGGAGCGGCCGGTCAGAGCCCGCCGGGCATGGCGTGGCCGATGGCGACGTCGCCGGAACCCTCGGACCGGGTGGTCACCGTCACGCCGCGCGGCAGGCCGCGGAACTCATGGATCAGCCGCTGGGGCGGGGCCGGCGCGGCGGGCGCCGGAGCGCCGCCGGCGCTGGCCAGGATCTGGTCGCGACTGAACGGGTTGCGGCCATGCTCCTGGGTGATCATCGCCCCCATCACCGACGACAGAGTGGCCGGGTCGTTGAGGTTCAGGCGCTGGTCGGCGCCGAAGCCCGTGCGGCGCGTGACCGCCCGGATATAGGCCTCGGTGTCGTTGTTGTCCTGGGGCGGGGCCCAGCGACCGACCACGCCGCGAACGGTGTCGAGCCCATAGCGGTTCTGGTAACGGCGCAGCTGCCAGGCCATGGCCTCCAACCCCGCTTCGGGCGTGGCGTAGGTGTTGAAGCCGACGCCGCTGGTGGGGCGGATGTTGCCCGGGTTGTTGCGCCGAACCGATCCGGCCAACCTGGCCGCGCCGACACGCCCGCCGGGCCCTGCGTTGTCGGCCATGGAGGCGGCGACCAGCCGGTCGACGGCGGGCGTGAAGCGATTCGTGACAGTGCGGTCGAAGAGGCCGGCGCCTTCGCCGAGGCGGCGGCCGCCTTCGATCACACGGTCATAACCCCACTCCTCAGTGCCGGCGATTTTTCGACCGGCCACATTCGTGACCTGGCGACCCATCTGCTCGGCGATGACGCCCTTGCGTTGGATGCGGGATCCGGTGGCGATGTCCTCATCCGACAGGATCCCGCCGTAGCGGGTGACATCGGCCATGTCGGCGCGCATGGCGCGGCCCCCGCGGCGAAAGGCCGGCAGCGCCTCCTGAAAGCCAAATATGCTGGCCAGGTGCTGCTGGGCGTAAGGATCCCTGATCTTGGACGTGGCGTCGGCCAACGAAATCGTCATGGCCGCCACATCGACCGTGCCATCGGCCTTACGCTTGATCGGGATACCCAGCTTGTTCAAGGCCGCTAGAGCCTCGGGGTTCTGGCCGTACACTCCGGCGTGGATCGAAGAGCCGATGCCGCCCAGGGCGCTGTCCATCGCTTCCCTGGAAACGCCCGAACGCTCGGCGGCGCCCTGGAACGCCTGCAGGTCACGCGTGGCGATCCCCAAAGATGCCGACAGCCGCCCCAGTTGCGCACCGCCGTTGGACCAAGCCTTGACGAACTGAAAGCCCGCGACGCCGGCGGCGACCAGGACCCCGACCGTTCCAGCCACC